AATTATCTTCGGCAACGAAGAACTCGGCGACTACATTCCCACCATTCGCGACCGCATCCAATACCAAGACGCTGGAACAACAAAAATCGGACGTATCATCGACGTCAATAGCTACCGCGGCGACCGTCCGGTCCTCCACATCCTCATCGTGAGGCCCCAGTAATGGCCACTCTTCGCGACTTAGAACGCGACGCCTACGCCTGGGTAAACAGTGCCGCGCGTAATGCCGCAAAGGAAATTATGAACGGTTTAGCCGAAGCCGGCCCTGAATGGGGAGGTGAATTTAAGGATAGCTGGGTAGCCGATTCTCCTTCTGGTGCTTCCGCTTCTGGAACCTACCCATATTCCCTTAGAGATATACCAAAGCTTCCGGCAACAAAAAAAGAAGCAGCGCGTAAAACTAAATTTGTTATTCAAAACGTAGCGCCGCACGCTGCGATTGCAATGGATCTTGTAGACGTACCTCGTGAAGAATTTAGGTATCCAGGATATGGTCCTGATGGCGATGTAGTGGCTCGCGGGCAACGTCCTGATAACGGACGTCGTGGGGAAGTGAGTGGGAGGGGTAACTCCAGAAGCACCGCCCCTCTCAACTGGTACCCAACATTTGTGCGAGGAGGCAAAATGCAGAAAGCCTTGGAGCGTGGTGTGCGCCTCGCTAAACCTGAATGAACTATCAAGCAATTCGCGCTGTCCTAGAAACCCCGCTCCTATCGGCCTTCAACAGCCTGGTACCAGCGGTACCCGTTTACTTTGACAACGTTACCAACGTTGTACCGGACTCTGTAGACGAGTTTGTGAGCGTAAGTATCCAATTCGGCCTTACAACTGAAACAACGCTGACAACATCCCTAGATCGCGCCCGCGGCGTCTTGGTAGTCCGTGTCTACACACCTAAAGGCAAAGGTCCCGGTCGCAACCAGCAACTGACGACCACCGCAGTAACTGCACTCCAAACAATCAACGCAACTGCCAAACCCAACACCGGTGTATACCTCCGCACTGGAAGTATCGATGGTCCTGCCTTTGGTGTCGGCTCCCCAGATCAAGAATCCCGCCGGGCATTTACCCCATTTTTTATCTCTAGGCTTGAAACAGATTTTCAAGCACAAGTGCTTTCCTGATACAGGTATTGACTGGAGCTAACCTGTATTAAGCCGGGCCGTGCCCGCAACGTCCTCCTGCCTGGTACTTACCAATGGCCACCGTTCTCTCGGGCACTTCTGGCGCCCTGTATTACACCCCTGCTGGTACTTCGGTCACCACCCTCACCGCTGGCGCTTTCCCGTCTACTGGCGCCAACATCACTGTCGGCTCCTACTTGGGCTTCAAGGTCAATGATCCTGTGACCCTGACCTACCCCGCAGGCTCCACAACCACCAACGCCATTGCCGCCGGTCCTTACTTCGTCAAGACCTACGTTGCCTCGACTGGCATCATGACGCTCAGCTCCACCGCTGGTGGTTCTGCTGTGACTGCCACGGCAGCACCTACGGGTTTTGGCGCCGGTTTTGCCAGCATCGTGTACACCGCTCCCGTGGCTGTCGGATCAGTGCGCGAGTGGAGCTTTGAAATCACACGTTCGGAAATCGACGTCACCACCATCGGCCAGGAAGTGGGTCAGTACGCCCCCTTCCGCGCCTACATCCCCGGCTTCGCTGACGGCTCTGGTTCGGCCACGGTGTACACCACCGATGACGACACCTCGCTGTCCAGCCGGATGATCGAGGACGTGATCCAGCGCCAGCAAAGCGGCGCCACCATGAAGCTGTACATCGACCGTGTGAGCAGCTCGGGCACCGTCAACGACACCGCCAGCCGCTTCATCAGCGTGCCCGTGATCCTGACTTCGGCCTCCCTCTCGGTCAACCCCGACGACGGCCAAAGCGTGGAGATCGCCTTCCGTCCTAGCGACGCCCCCACCTTCGACCTCAGCAAGAGCTGATACACTGGCACAGCAGTCAGTTTCAGCACCCTCAGCTCCTAACCGGGCTGGGGGTTTTCTTTTTCTCTACTCCGCTACACTATTGCCGTAACTGGCTGTGTTTGTATGCCTGCTTCAACCTCGCTCAGCGCCTTGGATCGCCTGCGTAAAGCAGCAAACCTGGAGCCTGCTAAGAAAGAAGTCGAACTCAGCGATGGTTCTGTCTTTGAAATGTGGGTGACGCCGTTGACCATGGCTGAGCGGGAACGCGCCCAGCGCCAAGCCAAATCGGACGATGCCACCGCTTTTGCCTTGCAGCTGTTACTCGCCAAAGCCTGCGACGAAAACGGCCAAAAACTGTTCAACGTAGGTGAGATAGACGTACTCAAAAACGAAGTGAAGGATAAGGACCTTCAGTCTTTGATGCTGGCCATCCTCACCGACGACTCGGAACAACTCGACACCAAAAGCACTTGAGCGTGAGCTGGAGAAGGATAGCTACGTCTTCCTCCAGTTTTACGTGGCCAAGGAACTCGGCATGACGCTGAGCGAACTTCGCTCCCGCATGACAGACACCGAACTACTTGGCTGGAACGCTTACTTGAACGTCTGTGCCGAGCAAGAACGCAGGGCCATGGAAAAAGCCAAACGCCGCCGCTAACCCGGCGGCTTTTAACGCTTACACTAAGTAGCAAGTGAGTGCGCTGAAGCTGTGGCTTCCTACAGAGCGGAGATCGAAATAGGCGTAACGGGCATACGCTCACTGGAGCAACTTCGCTCTGCAATAAACCAGACCGCTACGGCAGTAGATAGTCTTAACAACGTTGTCGGCGCACGTGGCGGTCTAGTACAAAGTATCCAAAATTATGTAACTAACCTTAATAGAGCTGCTGTTTCACTGGAACGTGTAGGTGCAGGCACGCAAGCAGAAACTAAAGCCGTTCAAGAGTATGTAAAAGCATTAGGTGAAGCTAACGCAGCCCGAGCACGTCAGAACTCTTTAGTAGCACAGGAAATAGCAAATCAAAGACGTGTAAATCCTTCCACAGCACCTTTTGGTCAGCAAGGGCCAGCTTTACCTCCTGCACTTGTAAAAAGAAAGGAAATCCAGCAAGCATGGGATAAATTTTTTGCAGAAGCGGCAGAAATAGGCCAAGAACTACAAAGCAATGCAAAAGCAAAAAATCTCAACACTAAAACCAGCTGGAACAATTTCTTTGCAGAAGCAGCAGAAATAGGCCAAGAACTACAAAGTGCTGCAAAAGCAAAAAGTCTTAACACTAAAACTAGCTGGAACAATTTCTTTGCAGAAGCGCAAAACGTAGCTGCAGATCTTCTAAAGCTTGCGCAAAAGACTGCCGCAGAAATTCGAGCGCGTGAAGGAGCGAGCAGCGAAGCCGCACGAAAACGCCTAAGTGCAGAAGCAGAACGGCGAACGCGTATTCAAAATGCGGGTTTCGGTGCGCAGGGCCCGCAACCGTTACAAGTAAAGGCCTTAGGTCCTAGCCCTACACTAAAAGAGATAAATCAGTATATCCAAGAGTTAAATACTTTTATAGAAAATGTCCCGTTTAAATCGGAGCTGTATAAGCGAGGTATAGCACAACTAGAACAGATAAATACATTTTTAGATCGTGGTAGTGCAAGAAAAGAGAAGTTGCCGAAGACTAAATCTTCGATGCTTGAAACAGCAGTATCCGATGTGCAAAGAACGAGTCGCGCAGGAGGAGGTCCTTTTGCGGTAGATCAGCCATTTAGTCTTAACGAACTTAAAAAAGCAAAGCTAAGTAGAGCAGTAAACACTCCGGGTGTGCTGGACGCGATTTTGGGCGGCGGTTTTCCTATGTTGTTTGGTGGTGGTCCTGGCGCAATACTAGGTGGCGCGGCCGGCGGACTTATCGGTGGTTCGATGGGTGGAATGGCTGGCATGGCGCTGAGTATCGGTCTTTCCGCTGTCGGCCAAAAACTGGATCAAATATTCGGGGAAGCAATTCGCGCCACGCAAGAACTCGGTAAAGCCCTGAGCAGTCTCGATGCTTCAAAACTACGCGAAACAACAGTATTTGTAACAGCCGAATTTGAGAACCAGAACCGCTTGCTGCTGGAAGCTGGTCAGTACGAGCAGGCTCGCGCAACGGCTACTAAAGAAGTTGCCGCTCAAACAGGTGCTCTGGGTAGCAGCACAGCCGACGCAGCTAACGCCTCAAATCTACTAAAGAGTGCTTTTGACAACATGATGTCGCCAGTAAATTCCTTACTGGCAAATATCTCTGGTCCCTTTGTTGCGGCATTAGCCGGCGCACT